CCGGTAGCAGCACCGGCGCCGGTTGCAGCTGCTGCGCCAGTTCCAGTAGCGGCAGCGGCGCCAGTTGCCGTGCCAGCTGCCGCGCCAACCGCCGCGGCACCGGCGGGTTTTCAGACGGCCGCGCCGGCGGCCAGTAACGTCACGGTGCACTACGATCCAGGGCCAGCGTACGTAACGAAGGTTCCCGACGCGTCGCGTCCGGTCGGCGCTCCGCGTTGCTTCGGCGACTACAACCCAGCCGTGCACAAGTGCAACAGTCCGTGCCCGGTGCGTGGATCGTGTCAGATGAAGATGCTCGGTATCGCTTGATCTGCCCTGGTCCCGTGGCAGTGCCAGATAACGGGGCGGAGTACCTCCGTAAGCCCGACGCACGCGGAGGAGTTGGCCGAGGGGACAGCACATGCTGGGGGCCGTAGTCGGATCGCCCCCAGCTCCCTCGGCGGACCTTACCAGGAGCCAACCATGTGGAAGAGACTGAGGGTGGGAATCGCGAGACTGCTGACGAGGGGAACGGACTGCATCGTCGTACGTGACAGCGCGGTCGGTGAGCTGCAGAAGGCGGCAAACGAGCTGCAGGACTACGTCGACAGGTCGGGAGCATTGAACGACTCGAAGTGGATCCACGCGTGGCGGCGCGTCCACGTCTACGCCACGACCATCCAGGAGAAGGCAAGCGAGGCGGTGATTCCATGACATCGTGGATGAAGGCGTTGAAGGACCAGAAGCTCGACGTCAAGAGCGCCCGCGACGCGCTGCAGGTGCGTGGCTGGCTGGACACGGGCAACTACGCGCTGAACTGGGCCCTCTCGGGCCGCTTCCTGCGTGGGTACCCGCTCGGCCACACAGCCGAAATCTTCGGCGATCCGGGCACAGGCAAGAGTTTCTTGGTGGCGCGTGCCATCGCCGCTGCGCAGAGCGCGGGCGGCGTCGCGCTGCTCGATGACACCGAGGGCGCGTACAACGCGGAGCACTCGGCGCGTCTGGGCATCGACGTGAACGAGCTGGCCGTGGTGAACAGCCTCACGGTGAAGGAGCACCTGAAGGCCGCGCAGTCGTTCCTGGCCGCGTTTCCGACGCTGAAGCGGAAAGGTCCAGGTATCTTGGCCTGCGACTCGCTGGCGCAGCTGTCGACGGAGCACGAGATGGAGCAGCAGCTGGAGAAGCGCGACATGAGCAAGGCTGGCGAGCTCAAGGCGTTCTATCGGCTCGTCGGCGGCACGTTGCTGAATCTTAACGCCATCCATCTCGCGACGAACCACATCATCGCGGCCATCGGCAACGCGTGGCAGCCGCGGACCACGCCGGGCGGCGGCGGGGCGAAGTATTCCGCGACGCAGCGCCTGGACATGCGGACCGTGAGCAAGATCAAGAGCGGCGAGGAGTACATCGGCGTCATCGTGACGGTGTTCGTGGACAAGAACCGCATCGCGCCGCCGTGGAAGCGCGTCCAGATGTCGATCCCGTTCGACAAGCCGATCGAGCGGCACAGCGGGCTCATCCCGGTGCTGACCGATCTGGGCGTGCTACACGAGAAGGGGCAGTTCCTCTTCTGCAACGGCAAGAAGGTGGGACGCTCCTACGCCGACAACAAGGCGCGATTCCTGGATCAGGACGACGTGGGCGGAGGGATCCTGGCTACGTTCCCGAAGCTGCTCGAGGAGACGGACGCTCTGCTCCAGGAAGGCAAGTTGGGCGGGAGCAAGCCGAGCGCAGAGGTCGAAGTGCCAGAGAAGGAGACAGCGTGAGCTTTCGTCGCGTCGTAGTCATCTCGGATCTGCATGCGCACCCGTGGGCGGCGTTCGCGCACGGTGACGGTCTCGAGAACGATCGCCTGCGACGCACGCTGGGCGTGCTGCGCGCGTCACTGCAGCGCGCGCAGGAGTTGGACTGCCCGTGGGTGTTTGGCGGCGATCTCGTGCACACGGCGGGCTACGCGTTGAACGTCGTGCTGTCCGCGCTCGCGGAGGAGTTTGGGCGATTCCCAGACGTGGCCAAGCTCGCGGTCTGGGGCAACCACGATGCGCGCGGCGTCGGCGGTAAGATTGTCTTAGAACAGACTATCTGGGCTGCCTTGTCGCGGTCGGTGTCGAACCTCATGGTGTTGGATCCTTCTCTGTCGCAGCCGATCGTGGAACGCGGAGGCATCACGTTCTCTGGCGTGGGTGCCCAGCCCCGACCCGATCTCTTGCGAGCCCCTCTACAGTCTGACGTTGGCGTGTACCATGCAACTGTGCGCGGCAGTCATGGACCGAACGGGTACATCTTCCCGTACGGCATCGAAGCAGATGATCTGTTGAGCCGGCACAAGGTATCGATCGCAGGCGATCTGCACCATCCGCAGTGCATCAGTCGCGCGGAGTTCGGCGCTCATATCTTGCTCGTGCCCGGCTCACCGGAGCATCATAACTTCGGCGATGCGCTGATGCATGGTTGGTGGATCGTCAACGTGGATCCGCCAGCCGCCGCAATCACTCCGTCAGGCTCACCGGAGTTCCGCACCGTCGAAACAGCGGCGGACGTGCACGCGGATGGGAACTTCTACCGCGTGCTGACGCGCTCAGTCGGTGAACAGCTGCCAGAGAACGCCACCGTCGTGGCGCCGACGCCGACGACGATCGAGAACCGCACCGCGCTGCGCGGGTTGACTGGTGAGCAGATCCTCGCGGGGTGGATCGCGGCGAACCCGCCATCCGATGTCATCCTGACCACGGAGGGCGCGGCCGCGATGAAGGCGGAGCTGCTTGCGCTGGGACGGCAGCTGCTCTCGCTCGACGACGTTGGCCAGCTCAGCAACGTGCGGCTGACGTGGCTGGGTTTGCGAAACTTCTGTTCGTACGCCGAGGCCGACTTCCCCGTGCTGGATGGTACGTGGCTGGTGTTGGGGAAGGGCCGCGACTACCCGAGCAACGGCGCAGGCAAGTCGACGCTGTTCGAGTCCCTCTTCTGGCTCCTGTTCGGGCGGACGACGAAGGGGCTCACTGGCGACGAGGTGATACGCTGGGGCGCGAAGGACTGCAGCGTCCACGCGATCTTCGAGAATAGTTACGGCGGCGTCCTGGAGGTCAAGCGAACTCGTGGTGAGGCGTCGCGGCTGGAGGTCTACGAGGGCGACGACTCGATCCCCTGGGAAGCCACGTCGGTGAACGAGATGACCGAGAAGCTGAATCGCCACCTCGGCGTCACGCCGGAGCTGTTCCAGGCGCTGGGATACTTTTCGCAGGAGCGCGTGCTGCTCTTCGCGTCGGCCACGGACGGCGAGCGGAAGGAGATGCTGGCGGATCTGATCGGGCTCTCGGCGTACCAGTCCGCGTCGGCCGCGGCGCAGAAGCGTATCGAGCAGCTGAAGGTAGACTTGGCCGCGAACGATGGGTTGCAGCGCGGGACCGAGGAGCATCTGATCGCGGCGCGCGTGACGATGGAGCAGATGCAGCAGCGGTTTCTACAATGGAACGAGGAGCACGAGCAGCGTCGGTTGGCCGCGCTCGCCGCGCTCGACACGTTCGATGCGAGTGTGCAGCATACGTTCGAGCAACTCGCCGCGGAGGCGGTGAAGCAGCTGAGTCAGACGAACGAGCAGAACACGCGGGTCATGCGAGAGCATCTGGCGCAGGCAGAGATCGAGCTGTCAAAGCCATACCCGCCCGTAGCCAGCGCGGCCGATCTGCGCTCGGCGCGGAAGGACGCAGAAGAGGCGCGCATGGCGGTCATCCGGTTCACGACGCAGATCGCCGAGACGACGCGGCAACTGGAAACGGCACATCGGAAACTCGACGAGATCGTGAAGCTGACGCGCGACGGTACGTGTCCCAGCTGTGGACAGCAGATTCAGCCGGAGCATCGCGAGCGCTGCGAGGCGCCGATCCGGAACGAGATCCAAGTCTTGAACGATCTGGCTGCGAAGCTGCAGCAGTCGAAGGCGGACGCGGTCGAGACGGCGGCGGCGTGGAAGCTCACGGCCGACTCGTGCGAGCATGGCGTCGCCGCGGCGGAGGCAATCGCGCGGTGGTCCGACCAGCGGCAAGCCGCGAAGGATGGGCTTCAACAGCTCGAGGAGGAAGCAGCGCGGATCAGCGAGGTGGCCAAGCAGCACGTCACCAAGGTGCTCGACGACAAGCGCGCTGAGCTCAAGCGCGCGATCGCGCTCGTCGACCGCGAGACCAACCCACATCGGCAGTCCGAGGCGGTCGCGGTTGGGAGCGTGAAGGAGGCAGAGGCGAGGCTGGAGAAGCGCAAGCAGGAACAGCTGTCTATGGCACTGCAGGCGGCGCTGCACGACTACTGGCGAGTCGGGTTCTCGAAGCAAGGGATCCAGTCGCTACTGATGGATGAAGTCGCTGGCGCGTTCAACGCGGCGCGTGGGGCCATCTTCCCCGCGCTGACGCAGGGCGTGTACGACGTGCAGTTCAGCACACTATCCAGGACCAAGGGTGGCGACCAGCGCGAGCGGACGGAGTTCAAGGTCTACGAGCACGGGCTGCTGGTCCCGTACGAAGCCCTCTCGGGTGGCCAGCGTAGACGGATCGACGTCGGCGTGATGCTGACGCTCGTGAAGGCAATCTCGACGTGGATGCACGTGCCAGGCGCGCTGGGCGTCCTGGTGCTGGACGAGGTGTTCGGGTTCCTGGACGCGAGTGGGGCAGAGGGCCTGATGGAGGCACTGCGCGACGTGCAGGCCGTGGTGCCAACGATCTACGCCATCTCGCACGACCCGCAGCTGCAGGCGCTGTTCTCTGGGACGGTGATGATCGAGCAGGACGACTTCGGTGTGTCGCGGATTGTTACTGGTGGTGAGCGCAATGGTGGGCTGGATCCATCAGAGATGGCAACCGTAGAGGCAAACCAATGACGACGGAGATGCTGGTGGACAAGGACTGGACGACGATCTGTCGCTGCGGCGAGGATCAAGTCGCCGTGGAGCCCGAGGCCGTGATTGGCCACTACGCCGTGCACCTGGCGATCAGTCACCACACGCCAGTCGGGCCCGGGTACACCGTCACGCACCGCGCTGCTGGGTTGGCGGTGTGGCACGTGCGCGAGTTTGACAAGGCGGTGGCGGTGGCCAAGTGGCTCGACGAGCATGGCCAATTGCCAGAGACGGCCGAGGCTGTGCAGGCGTGGAAGCAGCAGCTGACGTCGTTCGCGCGGACGCGGTTGGTGTTCCAGCTGACACAGATCGCCCCGCGCGAGTATGTGGTCAGGCCGTGATAGCCAAGAAGCTCTCGCGCCGCGCCGCTGGCGAGCGGTGGGCCAAGCACATCTGGCGGACGTACGGGCTCACGGCGGACGACGTCGCGCGGTTGTACGCGGAGCAGAACGGCGAGTGCGCGTGTTGTCCGAGCCAGCTGCACGAGAAGAAATGGGTGGTAGATCACAAGCATGTTCCGAACTTCAAGAAACTCCCGCCGGAGCAGAAACGCAAGTTCGTGCGTGGTCTCGTCTGCGTCTACTGTAACTGGAAGGTGCTGGGGCAGATCGAGCGCGCTGGGTTGATCCGCGCAACGCGGGCGTGCCGCTACCTCGGGTTCATCATTTGAGACAGTAAGCCGCGCCGTCGGTACCTCATCAGCATGGAAATCCGCATATACGAAGAGCTGGCCCGCGCCATCGGCGAGGCAGAGCTGCATCGCTTCTCGGACGACGTCGACTTCCAGAAGTTCACCTGGCAACGGTACATCGAGCTGGACCTGGTCCGCCTAGAGCGGGACGAGGTCGAGTCGTTGCTGGAGCTGATCAAGCCGTTCGCGACGAAGGGCTCGCGGTATCGCGGCGCGCAGACGCTCCGCGACGACATCGTATCGTGGTTGAAGGCCTTCGACAACCCGGACGCGGTGCGGAGTCGGACGTGCCAGCATTTCTGCGCGATGGTGACCGAGGTGATCGCGCACGTACCTGGACATCGCCTCTATTGGCGCGATCCGGCGTCGGACGTCTGGTACGCCTATTGGGTCGAGGAAGTCAAGTACCATCCGAAGTACAAGGAGCGCGGCGAGCGCACCATCCCGGCGCACACGGATATCAGTCTGTTCTGGATTGAGTTCGGCGGACGTGAGTCCCGCGACATTGTGTTCCACGACGAGGACTGTATCGGCGTCCCAGTCGTCGAGGCGTTGGCGCGGAAGGGGTACGTTCTTGAGACGGATGAGTTGCGCGAGAAGTACCTCGCCGACGTGGAAGGCTTCAACGCCACAGTCGGGCTGATCGGGCATCAGTATCTCGCGCGTGGTGCTGGTATCGATAACTGTGATGGGAATGGCGATGGTGATCGTTGGTCGCGTTACACGCACAACGACGTCACGCTGGACCGCGATGGTGAGCCGGCGCGCGTGGTCATCGACGTGTTCTACGAGACGAAGGACAAATCCGACGACCGCGGCGGGCACTACGACAAGTGGTTCTGGCGACGGCACGAGATCCGGTTGGCGAAGCGCAAGGCGGAGCAAGAGCGGCGCGAGAAGCTGATCAAGAAGCCGAAGAAGGAGGCGACTGGCTATCGTTCCAAGCCCGAGGACGACGAGATCGACGACACCGAGATGGAGGACGTGTACGACAAGGAGCCGACGATCGAGATACCGCTCCACCCCATGCTCGCCATCTTCGACCTGCGGCGGCAGCTCAGGCTCCGCGTCCACCTCGGCCAGCTGGAGCGGTACCAGTACGACGAGAGTCTCGGGGACAAGCTGGTGCTGCCGAGCGAGGAGCGGCGGCTCGTCGAGATGCTGCTCGCGCACAAGGGCGGCTTCAAGGACATCATTAAGGGCAAGGGTCTCGGCGCGATTATCCTGTGCGCGGGTCCGCCTGGTACGGGCAAGACGCTGACGGCCGAAGTGTACTGCGAAGTGGCACAGCGCCCGCTGTACTCCGTCCAGTGCAGTCAGCTGGGGCTCCACGCCGAGTCGCTAGAGAAGGCGCTGCTCAAGGTATTTGCCAGGTCGCAGCGCTGGAACGCGATCTTGCTTCTGGACGAGGCCGACGTCTACGTCGCCGAGCGCGGGACGGATCTGCAGCAGAACGCCATCGTCGGCGTGTTCCTGCGCGTGCTTGAATACTACAAGGGCGTCCTGTTCCTGACGACGAACCGCGCCGATCTGGTGGACGACGCGATTGCGAGCCGCTGCGTGGCGAAGATCAAGTACGAGACGCCGTCGATCGAGCACCAGAAGCTGATCTGGCGTGTCCTGGCCGACACGGCGGGCATCGCGATCACCGACGTTGACATCCGCGAGATCACGCAGATGCACCCCGACTGCACGGGCCGCGACATCAAGAACCTGCTGAAGCTGGCGCAGCTCATCCGCGACGGCGACAAGAAGATGCCGATGCCGCAGATCATCAACTTCGTGAAGCGCTTCAAGCCGACGACGAGTCCAACCGAATACTCCGGGAGCACCAGCCGATGAGCGCGTGCACGTCATGCCGGAAGCCGATCATCCGCCGCGTCGAGCAGCCGCTGCCGGGCGAGGTCAGGCGCATCTCCTGGGAGTGTAAGTGCGAGCGCGGCGGGATCCAGGGCGCCATGGTGGAGTGGGGCAATAAGCCGATGACGCAGGAGCAGATGGGCGCGATGGGGATGGCGCAGCCGACCAAGCGCAGCCACTGGCGCACCGGCCCCGAGACGTTCTACAAGTGAGCGACGCGGTGACGCAGGTCGTCCTGATCGGCGAGGCGCCAGGGAAGCAGAGCACGATGCCAGGATCAGACGGGGCGCTGCTCGGTCGCATCGGCAAGCGACTCGCTGGTCTGATGGGCACGACGGTCGTGGTCTATCGCGGGAACACGACGCGGTGTAATCTCCTCAGGAAGGGTAAGCCGTGGGTGCCACGGCGGGCGCGGTTGGCAGCACGACGAATGGAGAATCGCGGCTTGTTCGCGCGGAAGGGCCGCGTCGTGATCCTGCTCGGGCGGAACGTTGCGAGGGCGTTTGGGTTCGGTAGTGTCCCGTGGTTCAAGGCGTTCTACAACGGCAACGTCGTGCTGGTCGTCGCGCCGCACCCGAGCGGCAAGAGTCGATGGTGGAACGACCCGGCGAACACGCGCGAGGCTGGGCGGTTCTGGCGAGCAGTCTACAGGAGGATGCAGGCATGACGCCGATCGAGTTCGACGAGCAGAACGTCGTGTGGGCAAAGAACCAGCCGCCGCTGCTGCCGCTGCCCGCCTACAGCGACAAGACGATGACGGTCACGAAGTGGCGGCTGAGCTGGCGCGAGCGCGTCAAGATCCTCTGGACTGGCACGCTGTGGTTCCAGCAGCGAAACCTCGGCAAGCCGCTGCAGGCGCAGTTACCGACCGTCGACTACCCGTTCGTGGCAGACATCGAGGCCGTCAAGGTGGAGGGCAAATGACCATGAGTCAACCATCAAGTCTGGAGCGGCGCAGCTGCGGCTGCATCGTGAGCATCACCTGGGGAACCGACGGCGAGACGCTGCTCCACGCGTGCACGGTCCACAACGAGGACCTTACCGGGCTCGTAGCGGTTTGCAGCAAGGGTAGACCAGGACTGGTGACCGGCAAGAAGGAGCTGCCGTGGGGGCTCAGCTGGGTCGGCATCGGGCTGGACGACGGCACGGCGTGGGCAAGTCGGAGCCCGCGCAAGATGACGCAGGAGGAGCTGCTTGCACTCAGCGAGAGCAAGGTGGCGCAGACCACGCGCGGTCCAACTGGGTCAACTCCGCTGCCCATAAGCGGCGCCGAGGTCTTCGACGACGATGGCGCGTAGCATTCGGCGAGGCAGGTGTTATACTGGTGGGCAGATGACCCACCAACAGGAGCAACTCAAGTGGCCAAGAAGCAAGACGGGACCAGCCTGAACGCACTCCCGCCAGTCGTGCGGGAGTCTCTGCTCAGGTGCACCCCGCAGCAGCGTCGGTTCGTGATGGCCTACTGCGGCAGGGCGGCAAGAAACGGCCAGCTCGCGATGAAGATCGCGGGCAGCACGGCCGACTACGGCACCAGGGCAAGCCAGGCCAGTCAGTTCCTCAGGGTCGACGAGGTGCGCCAGGCCATCGACGCTTGGATGACGACCTACGCCTTAGGAGCAGCCGAGGTCACGGCGGGCATCGCCGACATGGCGCAGGCAAGCCTGGAGCCGTTCCTGACCGTCGAGCCGATCAGGCAGGTCAAGAAGGGCAGGGGCAAGAAGCGCGTCACCGTCACCGAGGGTGGCGGGATCAAGCTGCGGGAGCAGACGGACGAGAGTTGGAGCAAGCACGCGCCGTGGATCAAGTCCGTCAAGTGTGATCCTAACACCGGTCGGGTCATCGAGTTGCAGGTGCACGATCGCCTGCGCGCCTTGGATCTGATGGCTAAGATACTGAAACTGTACTCCGACGCGCCGCAGGTCAACCTGTTCATGTACCTGCAGAGCCTCTCCGACGACGATCTGCTCAAGGAGTACGAGACCGCCGTGAAGGAGGCAGGACTCGGCGTCTCCGCGCTGCGGATGAACTAAGGGTGCCGCTCGTGGGCGCGGCTCAAAGGCGGACGCCATGGAGCACAGCCGCCGCCCCGTTCTGGGGAAGGATGGATCTGGTGGCCTGGTTCGATCACCACACCGAGCAGCAGCGGCAGCCGCACTACTACGTGCCGACGGAGCCGTACCGCGGCTGCGACATGTGCGGGCTCGGGCCAGGGGCGTTCAGGCACAACGAGTACGAGGTGGACCGCTTCATCCTGGCGAAGCTCTTCGGCTACGTCTACGTGCCAGGGCACGAGGTCGAGGTCGGCGTCGCGTGAGCGAGCACTTGTGCATGACCGGCGTGGAGCGGTTCGCGATGGCGGTGTTCTGGATGATCGGCTTCGGCGTGACGTACGCGATGGGGCGGCTGCATGGACGGCATAAGGGCTAGGCCCCCGGCGCACCTCAGAGGCTCGATCAAGGCGATGGTGGAGTGGCTCGCGTCGCGCGCCGGCGTCCTGGACAGTATCGAGTTCGCGCCGCACGCGGATGGCGCGTGGCTCGGCCAGGTGCTCGTGATCATTCCCGATCCACTGGAGTTAGATTCATGACAGGTGCCCAGACGCTCGCGTTGGCGGATCCGAGGGTGGTGGAGGAGGCGGCGATGCACGAGTGCCCGACGTGTTACTTCGCGACCCGCGAGGCGCGCGTGGTCATCGGCGAGGCGTGGCCGATCCGTACGCGGTACGAGAGCAAGGTCGAGAAGCCGTGCGAGACGTGTGGCGTCAAGACGATCTGGTGCTCCGCGGGTGAATGGCGGAGTGCACCATCCAAGAAGCAGGCCGTTCGGTAAGCCGCTCCGCTGGTACCTCATCAATATGGTCAACGAGACGAAGTGCAGAGTCCACCCGGACCGCAAGGGCAACATCTGGGTCTGCGGTCTCGGGACCGAGTTGTGTCAGTCCTGCTTCGACAAGTTCAAGCGCGAGTACCCGAACAGTTCCGGCGACGACTACCGCAACATCGTGCTCGGGTGGATCCAGACGCAGACGTCGATCGTGTGTCCCGGATGCGCGCACGAGATGGCGATCCTGGAAGATGCCCAACGTGAGCTGGACGAGTTCCTCAAGAACTGCACGGCCGACGAGACCGTGAGAATGGGGTTCGAATGAAGACGTGTCTCCTCTGCAACAAGCCCGTCGGGCACTCGTTCGCGGCCGTGATCGTGGGCGCCGTGATGTTGGGCTTCGAGGTCATCGGGTACCAGCCGCTCAAGGCTGGACACTGCGCGTGCCAGGGCTCCCGCTGCAACATCTGCTACCAGGTCTACCAGGGGCTCGCGGGCGACTGCCTCTGCACGATCATCACCGAGCAAGACTACATCCAGGCAGGCGTCGCGGCCGGGTACAGGGAGGCGGCGTGACGAAGCCCCGCAGCATCCAAGACTTCATTCGTCTCCAGCGCCAGCGCAAGTGCGTGGTCTGCGCGAAGCTCACGCCGGAGCTGCAGCAGCAGATCAGCACGGCGCAGCGAAGCGCGCGGGTCAAGCTAGAGACCGTGCTCGCGTGGCTCAAGGCGGAGCACGGCATTGTGTTCACGCCGCAGCAGTGGCAGGCGCACACGCTGGGCAGACACAGGGTGCAGAGGTGAGCGGCCTCGACACGAGCCCGACCAAGCCCGTCTGCAAGGGCGACTGTCCGCCCACGCGCATCAAGGAGCCGCGCCGCTACGTCGTCGGCTTCTTGCTCGTCAAGGGCGTCAACACGGTGCTGTTGATCCTCAAGAGGCACCCAGCGTGGCAAGCCGGACGCTTGAACGGTCCCGGTGGGAAGGTGGAGCCGGGCGAGTCGTTCCTGCAAGCGATGGTGCGCGAGTTCGCGGAGGAGATCGAGTACGTCGGCATCGACGCGTGGGAGCACTTCGCGACGCTGAGAGGTTCGGAGCACGATGGGGACGTCTATGCGGTGGCGTTCTTCAGAGCCGAGATCGAAGCTGTCGAGGCACCGCACATCATCCACCCGTACCTGGACTACGACGAGCCGCCGATGTGGGTCAGGACGGACCCGTTGCCCGACGCCGTGCTGCCCAACCTCAGGTTCCTGGTTCCGATGGCGATGTACCCGATGCGCGAGGCATGGCCGTACACGCTGATCGAGGGCGCGCCGAACCCGCAGGACAACACGCCGATCGCCGACGCGACGGGGACGCCGTGAAGCTCTCGAAACTGCGCAAGAAGGCGCGATCCAGGTTCAAGATGGGGCCAGGGCGCGGGCGGATCAAGTATCGTGACGGTGACGGCGTCGTCAAGGACGTCGAGGACGCCACAACGGTGCCGGTTGCCGTGATCCGCGGCAGATCGTTCACGCAGCAGCAGGCACGTCGGATCTGGGCAGGATGACCACGTATCGCATGGGCGCGGGGCAGATCGACCCTGCTGGGTTCAAGTTCGAGTGGGACGAGGACGACTACGCGGCGCCCTCCATCAGAGATCGGGATCGCGTGGTCACGGCGGGTCGGACCTGGATGCGCGTGCATGCGCCGACGCAGTGGGCCGCCTTCATCGCGGCGCGGTTGCTGGGATCGCTCGACGTGGCGATCCTGCCGGAGATGGAGCGATACCCAATCGTCCTGCGCAGCGACACGGAGTTCGAGCCACAGGTGATCGAGAAGATTCGTAACAGCGATTTACTCCAGACCGGGCACCGCGTACGCGACAGCGAGAATCGTCTGGTGGCCATCAAGCTGGGCGACGTCGTGATCGACAACACCGGACCGAGATTACTGCGATGATGAAGCCGACAGGTCCGGTCCACATCGGCAACTACCCATGCGTGACGTGCCACAAGATCAGACGCACGGCGCTGGGCGCCTGGGCATGCTGGCGCCTGCACCTGATCCAGCGCCAGGAGGCCGCTAAGCAGACGCACGCGTACATACTTGGGACAGGGAGGTTGCAATGAACCAGGGCGAACCAAACCAGGATCCATCGTCGCTCGCGGACGACTCGCCCGGTACCGTGCTGGGCGGCTTGAAGGCGGACGTCGAGTCTGCCAGCACGGAAGAGTTGGAGGCCGCGGCTGCGATCTACGCGCGGATAGCCAACCCGCCCACGCTCGCGCAGCTCCAGAAGGACATCTGGGAGTGGACGAAGGCGAAGGGCTGGGCCGACGACGAGGCGATGGGTCGCACGACGGGCGATCTGCTCATGCTCATGGTCTGCGAGATCGCCGAGGCGTACGAGGAGCATCGGAAGTGGCACAGTCCAACGGAAATCTACGTGCACGCGGGTAAGCCGGAGGGTATCCCGATCGAGCTGGCCGACTGCGTCATTCGGATCCTGAGCTTCGCCGCGAAGCACGACATCGACCTGCAACAGGCGGTGCTGGACAAGATGGCGTACAACGAGACGCGTGAGTTCAGACACGGAGGGAAGCGAGCATGAGGTACATCATCGCGGCACTGTTGCTCGTGGCGGCATGCGATCAGCCGTGGAGCAGCACGCAGATCGGGCGCTACGTCGAGACGCGGCCGAACGGCGCCATCATGATCGAGCGCGAGGACTTCTGCTCGGCGTCCGCGTTCGACAACACGCGCTGCACGTGGACGTACTTCTGCCTCAAGACGCCGCTGCCGGACATCAGGGTGGGCGACATCGTTCACCTGTCTGGGTGCTACACCAGCGTGCAGGACTACGTCGCCGCGACGGGGCAGCGTGGAGACTGACGCGTCGCCGTACCGTATCGCAGAGCCGATCCTCGATCACGGCTACGTCAGGCTCGTGGAGGCCTGGGGCAGCGACGAGCGAATCATCGAGGCCGCGCGGATGTCCACGGCCAAGGGGTTCCAGGGCTGGGGCACCGCGGAGCAGCCTGGCGACGAGCGCCTGCTGCGGTTCCTGTATGAGCACAAGCACCTGACGCCGTTCGAGATGGCTGGGATGATCGTCGAGGTGCAGGCGCCGATCTTCGTGTTCCGCGAGTGGCACCGGCACAGGACGCAGTCGTACAACGAGCTCAGCGCGCGGTACACGGCGCTGCCCGACCTGGTCTACATCCCGAGCCTGGAGCGCATTATGGCGGGCGCGCAGTCCACGGTGAACAAGCAGGGCTCGGCCGAGGGCATCGACGGGAGCAAGGCGTCGCTGATCCAGGGCCTGCTGGAGCAGGGCTTGCAGACGTCGCGCGACGCGTACGTCGAGCTGCTGCAGATGGGCTTGGCGCGCGAGCTGGCGCGGCTCGTGATCCCGGTCGCGCAGTACAGTCGGATGCGGGCATCAGCGAATCTGCGCAACTGGCTCGCGTTCCTGACGCTCAGGATGGACCAGGGGGCGCAGTGGGAGGTCAGGCAATACGCCGGGGCCATGGGGAAGCTCATTGCCCATCAGTTCCCCAGGACGTGGCAGCTGTTCGTGGGCGCCGCGTGAAGACGTCGACGTCCGAGGTCAGGTGTGATCGGTGCCGCGACGTGATCCCGGCGATGCACCCGACGGCCGTCTTCGTCACGCTTCGCGGCCCGCGTGTTGGTCACCGCAAGTTCGACTTCTGCAACCTGGACTGCTTTCAGTTCTGGACGCGCCATATCGTCAACTTGGACACGACTCGGTGACCGAGCTGCAGAAGATGGCCGCCAAGCTTCGTCGGCGAGGCATCTCGGTGAGCCTGGCGAGCGCGAAGGCGATGGCCAAGGAACATGGGCTCAAGGTGTCGCACAGCGGGCGCTTCTGGTGCCTCTATCGCAGCGACGGCTTCGGTCACATGGTCACGTATCATCACCTCGTCGAGTTGGTAGCCGCGCTCGCCCCTCCGCGTTAAGTTTCCAGCAGCATGCCAGCCAGAGAACCAGAGAGTCCAGAGCAGCGCCGCCTCAACATGCTCGCGGCCGAGCTGAAGCGCCGCGGGCTGCCGCCACCCGCGAGCGTCAGGGCGGACAAGATCGCGCAGGAGATGGCGCATCGAGGCATCGGCGCCAAGGTCTACAAGACGTTCCGCGACTACGTCTCCCACATGAAGCCCGACATGCTGCAGTTCGAGCACGTGCCGAAGCTGCTCGACGTGGTGGATCGTCTGCTCGCTGGCAAACTCAAGTACGTCATGATCCTGGCGCCTCCGCGCTACCTGAAGTCGGAGGTGTTCTCGCGGCTGCTGCCCGGCTATTTCCTGCATCATAACCCAGCCAAGACGTTCGCGCTGGCGTCGCACGCGGCGAATCTGGCATGGCAGTTGTCGGAGGCGGCGCGCGAGAACTACGTGCGGTCAGGCGGCGTGCTGGCACCTGAGGCGCAAGCGCGCGCCAGGTGGCAGACGGTGCACACCGACGGGACTGGACGCCAGGGCGAGATGTGGGCGACGGGTATGGGAGGGAGCGCGATCGGCAAGGGCTTCCATCTCGGCGGCGTGGACGACCCGATCGATCCGGCCCACGCGTTCAGCTACGCTTGGAGACAGAAGTTCGAGACGTGGTGGGAGAACGACTGGCTGCGCGCGCGCGAGCCCGGCGCCAAGATGTTCTTCGTGATGCAGCGGCTGGGGATGGATGATCCGATCGACTACCTGCTGCGGCAAGAGCTGACCGAGCACGCGCTGCACTGGCACGTTGTCTGCCTGGACGAGATCCACTCCGAGGAGCCGTTGGGCAGATGGACGGGGCCGAAGGGTCTACCGCCGACGTGCACGCTCGAGCCGGACTGGCGCAAGGTCGGGCAGATTCTCGCGCCGTCGCGGTTCTCGGAGGCCGAGGTCAAGGAGCGCCAGCAGCAGTCCACGCCCTACGTCGTCGCGGCGCAGAGGCAGCAGCGGCCGATGCGGGCGAGCGGCGACTTCTGGCAGGCCGACTGGTTCAAGAACCGCACATACGACGAGCTGCCAGCCGACGCGTACAATGGCGGGGACGACTGGGACACGGCGCTGACGGCGGACGAGCGGAACAGCGCGAGCGCCAGGGTGCGGAGCTTCCGCGGTCCGAGCAAGCCGAATAAGCCAGACGACTTCGACGTGTACGTGGACGACGTCGACTTCAGGTGGGTCGAGTTCCCGAAGTTGGTGGAGTGGCTGCGGAGCCTCCCAGGGCCGCACTACGTGGAGGAGAAGGCGTCGGGCAAGAGTGCCGTGCAGCAGCTGAAGGCCTACGGGATCACGGCGAAAGAGGTGCCAGTCAAGGGCGACAAGCTGGCCAGGGCGAGCGGCGTGCAGCCGCACGTCTCGGCGGGCCGCGTCTGGATCAGGAGCACGGTCTACGAGCGGCTGCTCTTGGCAGAGCAGCAGGGGCTCCTCCGCGTGACGGCCGAGCAGCTGCAGATGGGCGGCGCGGGCTTGGACGTCAACGATGCTTTCGTCCAAGCGTTGCATCGCCATCTCGGCATCCACCAGCAGCCGGCGCGGAAGATCATGTTTGGGTAGCAGTAGCTTGCTTCGGACAAGGTGTTAGACTGGTACCTAATGGTTGTGTCTCTTCCACCGTTGGAGGGTATGGCAATGAACATCGCATACGGGGACAACGAGGGCAAGACGATCAACACGCACCTGGTCGCGCGCGTCCTGGAGCAGCTGGGACGGGAGCGCGTGCTGCGCGCGCACGTCGCGCTGGAGCACTCCAAGGCGGGCGACTGGAACAGCTGCTTCTTCGCCATGGCGTTCGGGCCGTACGGTGAGATGAACCGCTGGCTGGCGCGCCACGGCAACGAGGAGTACAACGTCGCGAGTCTCTTCCGCATGGCCCACGGGATCCAGCTGACGCAGGAAGAGGTCTGGGCCGTCGTGGAGGCGTTCGATCACTGCCGTCCAGCGATGCAGTCGCTCGTGGAGGAGTGGCTTGAGCTCAACGTCGTCAAGTCGTCGCCGCGCACCCTGGTGACGGCGTGAGCCGGCCCGCGTGGAGGGCCACGATGCTGGCGGCTATCGCTGCCGGCGCCATCTTCCTCGCAGGCGCGGTCTCGGCGAAGATCGTCGGGCCAGTCGATACCACACAATCAGCCGTCACGCTGTTCGCGGGCCCGTCGCAGGAGCGCGACTCGATCGTCGCGCAGGCGGCCAGAGAAGCAGGGATGCCGACGGCGCTCGCGATCGCGGTCAGTCACGTGGAGAACTGGTCAGGCGACTCGACGGCGCGGCACCCAGTCTCGGGCGCGCTCGGTCTGATGCAGGTCCTGCCTCGCATGTGGCGCGATTCGTTCCCGATCGAGTGCGGGCTCGACTCGCTGGTGGCGCGGAGACGCAACGCCTGCGTCGGCGCGCACATCGCGGTCGAGTATTTCGAGCAGCGTGGGAACTGGAACGACGCCCTGCGGATGTACGCGGGCGCGTGGTGCACCAAGAACGACAGCTACGAGCGCTGCGCCAGGAAGATCAAGGCAGGCGACGCGTACGTGCTGGCGGTGATGCAGCGGCTGTACAGGACGGATCTGAGTCCAGCTCGGGATCAGATGGCGCTCGGCACAAGCTGGCGTCGGGACGTGGCATCGGCGGGACCCTTGCAATAGCCGGACGTTCGGCGCCGCCTTGGCCGTCGGTGAAAGGGTTGGAGCCGACGGTATAGATCGGAGAAGGTAGCGACATGCGTGAGGGATTGATCAAGTTCGAGGTGTTCACGGAGCGCCACTGGGGCTGGCTCGCAGTTGGAGCCTTCTGGGTGGCGCTCATCACGTCCGTGTTCCTCACCGGGTGCATCCAGAGCCCGACCGCGAAGCTCGTGCCGATGGAGCCGCAGGAGCCGGACTCGATCGCGTGGGCAGGGCCGGCGACGCTCAACGCGCAGAAGGCGGACGGCACGCTCGTCGGCGGCATCGTCGAGATGGAGGAGTACTGGGCGTACGACGACCCGTGCGGGCTGATCATGATCCTACGCCACGGCTGCGACGGGACGGTAACGTTCCAGTTGAAGCTGGCGAACGACTCGACCGACCGCATCGTCTACGCCTTCACGCCCGCCTACGGCACGTTCGGGCTGTACAAGGGCCAGCGCGGCGTCTACCTGTGGCACAAGATTCCAGTGCAGCGGCTGCAGGAGTGCAAGCAGCGCCAGGCCATCAACGGCTCGTACTGCAACTACGACATCGTCGACGCGTTCCAGTCCGACTTCGACGTTCTGCCGCTCGCCGACTCGGCGCGGGTCGCCGCGATCAGGAAGGCGGTGGGCAAGTGATCCGCTGGGTGATCGTCGTTGGCGTCGCGCTGGTCGCGTGGGTCGCGTGCCAGCAGCCGTTCTATCTCCCGCAGGGGCAGAAGGGTCTCTGCCCAGCCGGCTCGCATGTCGTCTACGTCAAGGGCGGCATCAGGTGCGTCTCAGACTCAGCGCCGTCGGACTCCGTGCCATGACGACGCGAGCGAAGTGGGTCCTGCGCGGCCTTGGCGTCCTTTGTATCCTGTACGGGCTCGGCGTCATCGGCTGCAAACAGTCGCGGCCAGGACCGGAGTTGGTGGTGGCCAACCTGCCGAAGATCGGGACCGGGTGGATCGACACGCTGCGGGCGATCGCGGGCGAGGTGGCGGTGGACACGCTCCCATTCGGCAAGCAGGTGTTCATGTATGGCGGGCAACCCTTCGTGCAAGTCGGGTGGTACAACGATGGCGAGAACACGATCTACCTTCACCCAGACACAGGCGCCTATCGTCGCATGCGGAAGTGGTGCCCTCCAGCGCGGCTCTGCCACCCGGTCGAGCTGATGGTGCCGAACGGCGTGATCGCGCATGAGTTTGGTCACCGCTTCCAGGTCTGCCTCTGGCCGCATGGTCTGGTGCGCGAGGCCGGCGACACGCTGCCGACGTGGGCGCGGGGCGACCCAGAGGTGTTCGCGGATCGCTTCGGCGTCGCTTTGCTGGCGCTCCGCGACGGGCGTCCCGGCGTCGCGGACGACTCTATCCTGAACAGGGAAGTGCGGTCGCGGCTGCGGTGGCACTGGGCGCGGTATCTGCTGCGGGCAGTGTTCGGCGGGAAGAGCTGCTGATGGTGCGCGCCGCCTTCGTTATCATGGGACTGATGGGCCTGGCGCTGTCCATCCAGGAGCCGCGACGGCAGGGGCCGCAACAGATCCGCATCGGGTCGGCGGCGCTCAAGAGCTGGTCGCTGATGTACCGGGAGTTCAAGACGGAGTTCTTGACGTGCGCCTATGGCCACGACGTCGACGGCGTGCTACAGTTGAAGTTCGTGGTCCTCGCGGAGATCAAGCCGTCGCAGGCAGCGCGGGACAGTATCGCACCACCGATCTACTGCGTCGACGTCTCGGGGGTGGACTCTCTGATCGGCTACGCGCACAGCCACCCGAGCGGCGTGTGCGGTGAGTCGTGGCGTGACCTTGAGGCGTTCGTGAACAGCAAGCTGGGCATCAGCATCATCGTGTGTGGTCAGAACAAGATCGCTGTCCTCGCGCGCGGGACGGTGCCGGAGCGCGCGCCGATCTGCACGTTCGATCCCGAAGGCGACTCAGGTTCCCTCGCGTTGGAATGCACCCATGTTCGACCGGATTCTGGATCCAATGCGCCTGCTGGATCCACCCACCAATAATCTTGGCTTCGCTTCCCTCCTCGACCGCCTATCGACACTGGAGGCTCAAATGACGGTACTCGCAGAACCAGCAACGTTCTCGAAGCACTGGGACGACCGCTTCATGGGGTTGGCCCGCGAGGTCGCTTCGTGGAGCAAGGACCGCAGCCGGAAGGTCGGCTGCGTGATCGTGGGCCCGAACCGCGAGATTCGCGCGACGGGGTACAACGGCTTCCCGCGCGGCGTCGCTGACGACGTCGAAGCCAGACACCAGCGGCCCGCTAAGTACAGGTGGACGGAGCACTCGGAGCGCAACGCGATCTACAACGCGGCGCGGTCTGGGGTCTCGACCGAGGGGTGTCGAATCTACCTGATGTGGTACCCGTGCATGGACTGCGCCCGGGCCATCGTGCAGGCCGGCATCGTCGAGGTGGTCGCTGTCGAGCCCGACTGGAACGATCCGACCTTCGCGGACGACTTCAGAGATGTGAAGCAGCTGTTCGTTGAGGCCGGCGTCGCGTGTCGGTTCGTGGCCGGTGAAGCGCCGAAGCAGAAGGCGGTATGAGGCTCGTCCTGTTATTCTGGCTGCTGACGCGGTACTATTGGCCAGTCTCGGTCACCACGATGGCGCACGGGAACAACAAGCACACGCACGTGCAGGTGCTGGGCGCGGTCGACTACATGCGGCTCGAGGACGATGGCGACCTACACATCAGACTGCGAAGCCTCACGATGGGCGACACGAGCTTCATCGTGGCCGAGTGCATCCCCAAGCTGCCATGTCGGCGACCGAGGATCGGCGAGATCGTGACGGTGCGCGGCATCTCGCGCTTCGATCCCGAGCATGGGTGGTACGAGGTCCATCCAGTTGAAGAGGGTCCTTGAAGGGCACGCGGCGGGTCACGAAGGACGGCATCCTCGTTGGCCAGAACCGCGGCGAGGTAGAGGACAAGCGGGTCGAGAAGCTGGCCGAGCTGGAACGCTACCGGAGGGACAACGGCATGGGACAGATCCGATCGCAGGTCGACGGCTTCGCCGAGGTGGAGTGGGAGTGCACGACGTGCAAGGCGCGGCACACGGCGCCGAAGCAACACGCCGGCGGGCTCACGAAGGCGTGGTGCGAGACGTGCGGGGACGAGACCGAGCACGAGCGCGTGTACCCGCGGTGAGCTTCACGGTCCAGCTGCTGCACATCGGCGTGGCACGCGAAGAGAAGCGTGGCGAGGATGGGGCGGTGTGGTACCTGATCCTGTCGCCGTGCCCGGGTGATCCACCTGGTCAACCGTGTCAGCACGTATGCGAGGTGCACCCGCGCATGGTCCACCACTACGAGCGCCAGGCGTTCAGGCTTGGAAGCTTTGGTCATCGTCTCGACGCAACGCCGCAGGAGATCGCGGAGGACAAGGCGAACGTTTGGGGCTGGGACGGAAACGTCTCGGCGCCAACGTTGACACCGTCGTTTTTGGCGAAGGCCCATCGACCATACGTATTCCACATGTTCCTGAAGCAAGGGAAGATCGAACTATGCGCGGATTCGACTGTATCGCTCGATCCAGTTCCAACGAGTTGCTGGCATGAGTAGGCGAGCGCTGTGGGTCGCGCTGCTCGACGCGGCCCAGGATCAGCCACACCCAACAAAGGCGCTCAGGTGGGCCGTCGAGGAGCTGCTGCGGCGCGACCCGGTTGTGCTGGACGCGCCAGAGGCGGAAGTGCCTGGCGTGGACGCCATAGACCAGCGCATGGTCGCGCTCGCCGCTGCTAGGAAGCGGCCCAGGCGGCCGACGCCAACCCAGCAACGACGGGCATCTCGGGCCGAACGCTTCCTCACGGGGCTTGCCGAGATTCAGGCCGAGGACGATAGCTAGACTCTCGCCGTCACCAGAGTAGATTGTTCTGGTCCAAGAGAGGCCTTCCCAAATGAAGCTGCTCAAGTTCCTCAACGGTCTACCTGGCATCATCCTCGCCGTCGCGGCGGGCATCGGCGTGTTCAACTTGTACGTTCACCAGAAGGAAGTTGCGGCCGTCGCGCAGGCTGAGCTGGCGCGCACCATCGCGCAGCACCGGCACGACGACTCGGTCCGTGTTGCGCAGGCAGACTCCATCGTCAAGGCGTGGCAGGACTCGACCACGAGGCTCAGGCAGCGCGAACAGGTGTTCAAGAGCGCGGCGATCGCGGCCGATCGTGGCAGAGAGGCCTTCCACGATCAGCTGCACTCGCTCGTCGACACGAACGCGGTGCTCAAGGCAGCCGTGGACTCGCTCGAGGCAGCGCACGGGCGACAGGTGCTCTCGCTGCAGCAAGCGCTCGCGGCCGCGGACTCGGTCATCCAGAGCGACAGCTCGACGATCAAGCAGCTGCACGCCAGGCTGCTCGACTTCCAGCGGAGCAACGTCGACCTGATCTCGCAGCTGGACGAGGCCAGGAAGCGGCTCAACCCGGGGCTAGGGCATCAGCTCGTGAGCATGGCGCCCTGGGTCGCCGTGGCGTACGTGGCTGGGTACGCGACGCCGCATAGATGACCCACGCGCCGCTGCTGCAAAGCGCTCCGCGGTCGGTCAACGCGCGGTACCACGTCGACGTTGGATCCGTCTATCGCTCGTGGGCGGAGCACTACAACAGCTGCGAGACGTGCCAGCGTGATCACTGGTACAGCCCGCTCGAGGGCGAACCGTTCTTCTGCGCCAGGGGCCAGGGGCTCTTCCGCAACTGGGTCTCGGTGGCGCACGTCACTCTTCCAGCGCTGAGCGTCCATGGCCGCTAAAAAGAAAACCACGATCGCGCACCAGCTTGAGCAGGCGGCGTCGTTCCTGGGCCGCATGCGCATGCTTGCCCGCGCTGGGATCCAGTATGGTGGCAAGCGCGACACGTACGCGACGGCGGGCTACGTCAGGCTGCCCAAGTTCGCCGACTTCGAGAGCTACTACATCCGCAACGAGATCGCGGGCCGGATCGTCGACGCGAAGCCCAAGACAACCTGGCGCACACCGCCGGACATCGTGGAGCTGGACAAGGCGAAGGACACGACGTTCACCAAGGCGTTCACGAAGCTGGCCGACAGGATCAACTTGTGGTCGGAGTTCGAGGTCGTCGATCGCCGCAGCGGCATCGGGCGGTACGGCGTCCTGCTCATCGGGACGCGCGGCACGGACAACAACGCGATGAAGCAGCCGATGCGGCGCCTCTCGGGGCCCGACGACATTCTCTACGTGCGCGCCTACGACGAGAAGCACGCGCAGATCGTCGCGCTGGTGGACGATGCAAGCAGTGAGCGGTTCGGCCTGCCAGCACAGTACTCACTGACGCCGACGGACCAGGTCGGCTTCACCGCGCCTGGGTTGCTGGTCGACGCCTCGCACGTGCTTCACGTCGCGGAGGACGCGGACGATCGCGTTTACGGGCGGCCTCGTCTGGAGCGGTCACTGAACCGTATCTTCGACCTGGACAAAATCTCCGCGTCCACCGGCGAGAGTTACTGGCAGGCGGTCGTGCGGATCCTGCAGGGCAAGATCGACCCGCTGGCGACGACCACGCCGGAGCAGCTGGCCGGCCTTAAGGAGGCCCAGGCCGAGATGATCCACGACCTGCGTCGGCAGTTCATCGGTCAGGGCGTCGAGATGTCGTGGCTGCAGAACACCGTCAGCCCGGTGAAGGACATCGCCGAGTTCTACTTCGCGCTCATCGCGGTTGGCTCCGGCATCCCGCGCCGCATCCTCTTCGGGAACGAGTCCGGGGAGCTGGCGTCGAGCACCGACGAGGCGACGTACTTCGGCGCCATCAACGAGCGTCAGGAGCACTTCGCGGAGCCGCAGCTGGTGCGGGCCTTCATCGACAGGATGATCGACAACAACGGTCTGCCGCAGCCAGCAGGCGACGGTGAGTACGAGGTGGTGTGGCCGGAGTTGTTCGAGCTGACCGCGCTGGAGCAGGCTGAGGCGAATCTCAAGACTGCGCAGGCAGCAGCGGCGCTGACCCCGATCGGGGGCGACCCGACGCAGTTGGTCGAGGTGGACGACGAGCGGAACATCTACCTCGTGCCGAAGGAGCCAGGCAACCCGAACGACATTATGCCGCCGACGCCGACGCCGACGCCGCCTAGCCCAGTCCCGGCGGACAAGGGGAGCCCAGGCGCGCAGCGCACTGGTGCATCGCCAGCGGGAGCCGAGCCGGCCATCCAACCGAAGGCCGCGCCGGCGCAAGGTCAACCAGGACAGGGAGGGAATTGACATGGGCACGTTCAGAGTAGCAATCACGGCCGTCGGCAACCACGGGTGCCAGCGGGACAAGAATGGCAGTGACGTCATCACCGGGTGCGGCGAGCCGAACTGCACCGATTGCATCACCAGAGAGTACGTAGCGAGGCTCAAGGCCGCGTCATCGTCGATCTTGGAAGCATACATCCATCACTGGCCCGGTTCGCAGCTGCGGGCGGATGGGCTCGCGGGCGACGTCGTCGATAACCTGCTCACGCAGCGGCGCCTCGGCCGCTTCAACTAGGAGGCCGCATGAAGAGTCTCATCATCGCCGTGCTGCTGCTGGTCGTGTTCGTCGGCGCGTGGCTGGCGCGGCGGCGCAGCCAGTCGAGCAACACCATCACGGGGTCAGGCGGCGAGTCCGGCGGTGGCTACAAGCCTCCAGTCAAGCGGTAGCGTGTGGCATCCCACGCCGCGTTGTCCAGAGCACAGCAGTTCGCCAAGCGGTACGTGGATTTGACCGAGGCCCTGATACAGCAAGGCGTGCCCGAGAAGCGCGCCCGCGAGGAGGCGCGACTGACCGCCACGCTGATCCTCCTCATCCCGGACTACGCTGATCCACATGAGCCGTGTCCAACCTGCGGGAGAGAACGATGACCCAGCTTGAGAATCTGCAAGATGCTCAAAAAGTCGTCGAGAAGGCCGTCAAAGACTTGGAAAAAGTAGTCAAGGATTTCATTCCAGAGAACGCGGGGATGCGATCCATTTTTCAATACCCGTTGCAAGTTGTTGGCGAATGTAAGCAGCTTCTTGATCGAGAAGTCAGGAGGCTTTTGGGGCAATGAGCACCGCGCCGATGGACAAGGTGACGAGTTGGCTCTGGGTCGGCGACCAGCGCGCAGGCTTCGACTGGCAGACGCTGGACCACGAGGGCATCACGGCGGTGTTCAACGCCACGCCCACCACGGACAACTGGCCAGCCGACATGAAGGCCCGCGTGCCGTACCTGCGCATGAACCAGGACGACGGTGCGCCGATCCCGCTGGCGAAGCTCGACGCGTACGCGGACTGGTTCCTGAAGTGCCGCGCCGCGGGCAAGCGCCTCCTCGTGCACTGCGCCGCCGGCGTCTCGCGCGCTAGCACGTTCGCGATCTTCTCGCTGATCCTGGAGTCGGGATGGTCGCAGGTCCAGCACGCGACGGATCCGGTCCAGCGACGTTTGGAAGCCTCTGAAGCATGGGACAAGTATGAGTTCCTAGTGAGACAGCGGCGTGAGCAGATTCAACCACATCCTTACCTCAAACAATCGGTGATGGAATGGCTGACGCGCTAACGCTAGCCGAAGAGCGCTATAATGCAATTCGTTTGAGCGCGCGGAATGTTGGGCGTCGTAAAGTACAGCAAGAGTCTTTCGAAAAAGAGAAGGACGCAATGGAATTACTTCGGTTATTAAATCTGCATGGTAGATTTCGCGCTCATCCGGTTTGTAATGGTTGGCCGGGTGCGGAGGGTTTGTTCACTCTTTACTATTATAAATGCTGATGATCTCCATGCACGCGGTGCGCAAGCGCGGCGTCACGCTGCTCGACGTGCACAACGTTGGGGCGGGCGGGCTTGCATTCCGCATGCACGAGATCATCAGGCGAATCGCGGATCGGTTCGGCAAGGAAGTCGCGCTGCGGTGGACGCAGGCGCTTGCGAGCTACGTGGGCCGCATCAACGAGCATCAGCTCATCGCGGCCATCTCCTCGGGCAGCACGCGGCAGCTGGAGCAGCTCATCAACGTGAGGGGCTTGCAGAGCCAGCTGGAGCGGGCCATGCAGGATCCGCTCTTCCGCGCGATCCAGGCCGGCGCGCAGGGCAGCATCGCCGCGCTGCAGGCGCGCGGCATCAACGCGTCGTTCAACGCCGTGCGCGCGAACGTGATCCGCTACGCCCAGACCAGGGCGGCGCGGCTGGTCACGTCGGTGCCGGAGGACGTGCGGACGACGATCCGCCTCATCGTGGCGATTGGCGCCTCGGGACGAGCAGACGTCGGCCAGCAGGCGCGGATGATCAAGGAGATCATCGGCCTGCCGCGCAACTGGGCCCTCGCGCCGCTCAGGTTCGGCGACGAGCTTAGGGAGAAGATGCTGACGGGCAATAGGACGCTGGGGGCGATCGAGCGGCGCTTCTCGGGGGCCGACATGGCGCAAATCCGCTCGCGCGTGGAGTCGGGCAACCTGACGCCCGACTTCATCAACGAGATGGAGTCGATCTACGCGCAGCGGCTGATCAGCCTCAGGGCCGAGACCATCGCGCGCACCGAGACCCTCGCGGCCACCAACTTCGGCGTGCAAGACTCGTGGCGGCAGGCGGCCGCGGCGGGTGATCTGCCGCAGGACTCCAAGCAGTTCTGGATCGTTACGCCGGACGATCGGCTCTGCCCGATCTGCGTCGAGATTCCAGGGATGAACCCAGACGGCGTCGGGCTGGACGAGCCGTTCGACACGCCGGAGGGGCCAGTCGATGGCCCACCGTCGCCGCACCCGAACTGTCGGTGCAGCATTGGGCTGGTGCTGCCAGGCGCGACCGAGGCAGGGGCGCCGTTCGAAGAGAATCAGACTCTTGAGGAGGCAACCGCGTGAGTCACAAGCCAGCAGCGAGCACCTTCGACGAGCTGAACGGACGGCTCACGGACTCGGCGAAAGCGACGCTGGTCCGCGTCGCGCGGAAGATCGCGGACGGGTACGAGGGCGAGATTCGCATCACCGTGGGGAAGGGCGGCGGCATCCGACTCGTCGAGTGGGTGCAGCGCGAGGACGGCTCGACGATCAAGGAAGCAATCGGATGAGGCGGCACTGGTGGATGCTCGCGGTCGCGCTCGCGGCCTGCGCCGGGAACGGCGCTGGGAGGAAAGTATGGCCGACGGCATGCTGGTCGGCTGGGTCCGACGTCAACTGCAGGTACGTGTCGGACATCGTCCGCGTCGCGGACACGCAAGAGTGGGCGCGGACGGGCTGGTTCCGAATCGGCGATCTGCCGCAGACGCCCATCATCGTGCTGGTCACGGCGGACCGACAAGGCTGCGTAGCCAGCTTTGAGTTACAGGCTGTTGCCCGCGCGCAAGAATACTGGTCGTGTTTTCCGTGGAGACAGTGGCAGGGGCGTTAGTTAGATTCAACGCACACAAGAGGGGGGAAGCATGACGGCAACGTTGGCGGTAACAGATCAACTCGGCATCCTGCCGCACCTGGTCGAGCACTACTCGACGGTGGAGCACCCGGCGAGCTACGTCATCGATGGCGCGCTCGACACCGAGGTGCGCGTCACGTTCAAGTCTCGACTGGGCACGTTCGTCGGGACGGGCAAGACGCTGAGCGAGGCCGCGGAGGACGTCAGGACAAAGGTCAACGCCGCGCCGGCGGAGCAACCGGTTGAGCAACCGAAGCCGAGGGCGAAGACGCCGTCGCTTGGCAAGGTGGCCAAGTGAGCGTGCTCCAGGACGTCAAGAAGGCGATCGAGTGGCTCCAGACGAAGGAGCCCGACTGGTTCCGCAAGAATAGCTGGGTCAACGAGGGCATCGCGGGCTTCGCGCTGACGGCGCTGCTCGCGTGGCGGCTCGGCGGGAGCTTCTTCGCCGTCGTGGTGTTCAACGCGGCGAGCTACGCCTACGAGCGGTGGCTGGATCCTCACGCGGACGCACCTGGGCATTACCCAATCGACGACATCGGCCAACGTGCCGCGGGGAGTCTGTTCGCGGCGTGGCTCGTGGCACTGCTCTAGGAGGTTGCGATGGGCAAGTTCGATCTCGATCGTGTCATTCCCGGCTCGATGGCGTGGCGGTACTCGCAGGCCGACGGGTTCACGCCGCCCAACGCCCTCTATGGGCCATCGGGAGCCGATATCGTTTCGATCGCGACGGCCGCGCCGTCCGTCGGTGATCTGTACGCGTTCCCGTTCGAGTCGGGGTACGGCGGGACGATCGACCAGATTGGCTTCAACGTGGCGACGTTGGCGGCGGGTTTCTTGGCGCGCTGCGGGCTCTATGAGTCCGACCAAGGCGTCAAGGACGCGTCCGACAAGATGTTGATCCCAGGCAATCTGGTCGTGGACGGCGGTGAGCAAGACTGCTCCACGTCGGGCGCGAAGATGTCGACGCTGTCGCCTGTGATTCGTCTCAGGCCTCGCGAGCTGTACTGGCTGGCGTTCATCTGCACCGCGATCGGCGCTGGGCAGGTAACGGGGTTCACGTCAGGCTGGCACATGTTTGGTCGGAATGCGAACTTCAACGCGCAGCAGGGATGGCAAAAGGTCGGCGCAGGATACGGCGCGCTGCCGGCTGTGTTTCCCGCTGGTCCACCTCAGCCGGGCATCTGCACGTCGAACGCCACGTTAGTCTGCGTGCGCTGGGCGACGTACGATCGCTACAAGCGGTCGGGGAGCTGAGATGCGCACGACCTACACGAGCGACAAGATCCTCAACCTATACCGCGCCACGAACTTCACAGCACCGGCGACGGTCTACGCTGGGCTGCTGACGGCGGTCACGGATGCCGAGGCCGGGACGGTCACCGAGACGACATACGGCGGCTACGCGCGGCAGGCAATCACGTTCGGCGCCCCAGCTGCGAACCTGGGCGGCAGACAGATCCTCGCCAGCGCGCTCACGTTCCCAGCGAAGACGGATGCGGGCTCGGTCACGATCATCGCCGTCGGCATCTACGACGCGGTGAGCGGCGGCAACCTGCTGGACGTGATCATGCTGTTCGATGGCTCGCCGCTCGCGGCGATGGTCAACAACAGCGACGTGGCTGGCAACACGATCCAGAGCCCGGCGCACGGACTGACGACGAACGATCAGATCCGGTTCGAGCAGTTCCCAGGCGACACGCCGGTTCCGGCAGGCATCTCGGAGAACACGACGTACTTCGTGATCGCGACGGGGCTCACGGCGGACGTGTTCGAGATCAGCACGACGCAGGGCGGCGCGGCACTGGACATCACCGCCGCGGGCAGGGCGCTGGTGCACAAGGTCGTCGCGGTCATCACGAACCAGAACGATGCGCCGACGTTCGCGGCGAACAAGCTCGCCCTGACGGACGACTAGATGACCTGGATCCTGGCAGACCGCGTTAAGGAAACATCGACGACCACTGGGACGGGCGACATCACCCTGGCGGGTGCGGTCACGCAGTTCCGCGCCTTCTCTGCCGTCTGCGCTGATCTGGACGAGGTGCCGTACGTCATCGTGGGCCAGAGCGGGACGGAGTGGGAGGTTGGCGAGGGCGTCTGGCACACCGGGAACACGCTGACGCGGACGCGGGTCAAGGCATCCTCGAACGCGGGCGCGCTGGTGAACTTCTCGGCTGGCACGAAGGACGTGTTCATCGACTTTGTCGGTGACCTGACGCTTGGTCACCCACGACGGAACGTGCAGACTGAGGATCGCTACGTGCCGCCAGAGACGTCTATGGTGGTCGCTGAGTCGTACGAGGTCGCCTCTGGCAAGGAGCTGGAACTCGCCGCCGGCGCGGTCATGGAGGTCACGTGAGCAGACATACGCTGGTCAAGAGCGCAGCGCCTTCGGCGCCGGCGGTGAACAAGGTCAGTATCTACTTCAACTCGACGACCCAGCGGCTCGAGCTGATCGATGGCGACACAGGGCAGACATATACGCTACAGGCGGCCGAGTTCGACAAGAACCTGCTGATCAACGGCGGCTTCGACTTCGCGCAGCGGCAGGTGCCGGGCACGCTGACGTCGTACGCCACGAGCGCCAATCGACAGTACGGCGCCGATCGCTGGGCGATGATGGTGCAGACGTCGTCGCTGCAGTACCAGCGCGTCGACTCGATCGGCGCGACGGAGTCGAACCTCAGCGCGCGGATGTACGGCAAGTTCAAGCAGATCACAGGCGCGGGGAAGGCCGTCATCTTCCAATGGGTCGAAGGCAGCTCGATCGCATCGGTGCGCAATCGTAAGGTTCGCGTCCAGGTGAAGATGAAGCGCACCGTCGCGGCAGCCATGACGATCCGGCTTGGGCTCGTGCAGAACCAAGCAGCCGGCACCGTGGACGCGCCCACGACGGCGTTCGTCTCCGCGTACGGCGCGAACGGCGTGGATCCAACGCTGGGCGCCAGCATCGCGGCGATCGTGCCCGTCGCGGGGACGGCCATCGGCGGCACGATCTCGGGCAACTACGTAACGTGCAATCTCACCGGTTCCTGGGTCAACTTCGGCGCCGTGTTTACCGTGCCGTCGGACGCCAAGAACTTGGCGCTGGTCATCATCACTGACTCGCAGCTCGCAGTCAACGACGAACTAAATACCGCCGAGGCTGGCATCTACGACGGGCCGGACGTGATGGATTGGGTGCCGCAGGCGCTGGCGAACGAGATCGACCGCGTCCGTCGGTTCTACAACAAATC